TATCACATTAATGGATAATATTTTAGAAGGGAAAGACATCAATGACGAAAGTCTTTATTGAGGCAACAAAACTTGTAGAAAAAACAGGTGGTGATTTGACTCCAGAGCAAATGGAACATTTTGATTTCTTGGCTATGGGTTTCAACAATCAGGAAAGAGAAGAAGGCGAAAGAGTTCTTAGAGAAACTATTGTGCAAAAAATAAACTATCGTGGGTCTAAGTTTTTAAAATAAAAAAAGGGGAAATAAATCCCCTTAAATTAAAAGTAATATTGGTATAGATGCCCCCATCAACAATCCCATGATGGTGAATATAATCTTGATAATCATTTATCCCTCCTATCTTCAGCCACAACAACCCAATCACTTATCTTTTTTGTGCCATTGATCCGATCATAATATCTCTCAATTGGGTCATCCAAATTTGGCTCTTGCATATCTGCCATTCCAGCATCAATTAAACGCTGATATAATGCGTACTCTATATCTGACATATTGATGCGATAGCCTCTTTTTAATCTGGTAATTTTCATTTTAATTCTCCTTTTTGGAAGTTCTGCAAGCAGGTAATAAGTCCCTCCAAGTCGTAGATTACAGGGTCTTCTGTGGTAAAATCCCATACCTCTACCGTTTGACCTTTTCTGCCACTTGTTCCCTGCCCTTGAACAATAGAAATTTCTTTTCCAGACTTGGTATGAAAAACAATATGTGCGTGTGGGTTTTGCTCAATATTATCGGTAAACATTTTATTCTCCCTTTGGGGGGCCTTACGCCCCCACCTTTGTCAATTCTGTTGATTTCCAATTCATCAATCTTGCTCTTTGAGTTTTCAAATGCCTGTAAAGCGATTCGATAATTACATAATTGGAAATTTTTTTCTCTTTTCCATTTTTCTTTACAATAGTAAATTCGTCTGGGTTCATTGAACGTATCTTTTGCGAAGTATTATCTACATCTGCTTTAAGAGCATCGCATGATTTCTCCAACGGTAACTTGTGACCACCAAAACATTCGCCTTGGAAGTAGCCATAGTCTACAACATAACCATGTGTGGCGATAAGACCTGTTTTGTTGTTTACTTTGTGAGTGCGTCCACAAAGTTGACAAGTGCCTTCGTGTGTTGCTTGGTTTCCTGTTGGCTGTGCAACAGGCTTTGCCTTTGGCTTCACTATTGGCATTGTTTTGATGGTGTTAAGCATATCAACTAGTTTCATGGTGGTATTCCAATCTAGCTTTGCCGCCTTAAAAATTGGCTCATGCTTTTCTCTAACGTGATATAAAGCATTAGGCAAATCCCAGATAGTAAAACCTGCTTTCTCCAGACCATCATAATCTTTGTCATCCAAAATGTGGTTGTAGAAAGCACTCTCAAGATTGCTTCTGGCTTCCTTGCTTGCGCTCTTTGATGAAAAGCTACCGACAGCAATCTCAGCCTGTGCAATTCCAATTCTTAGTTCCAATGTTTGTTTATCAAGTCTCATTTCATTCTCCTCCTTGGGTGGCTTACGCCACCCTCTCAATGTGTTCTGGTTTGTAATATCCGTCACCTCTTCCAAGACCTTGTACCTTGATCCTTTTATCTGTGACTTTGACTATTTCAGCCTGTTCCCAACAATCATCATCCACCCATGAAAGTTTGACCCAAACTTTGTCTCCGATTTTAAATTCGTTAATCATTTCATTCTCCGTTAATTAAAGTCTATAGAATCACTTTACCATAGCCGTACATTATTATCAACATTTATTTTTACTTCAAAGCATAAAAAAGAATAAAAAAACGTAAATAATTGTAAAAAACTATAAAAATAAGGGGATGATATATATTTACACCTGTGGTAGAATCGATTCGTAGATTAAAAAATGGAGAATAAAATGAACATTTGCACAAGCATCACTTTTGAAATTGAAAAAGAAGGTGTCACTTATGGAACATCCCTCATGGTAAACATGAATACAAATACAGTTCACTTTACTAGAAAAATTGGGAACATCTTTAAATACCAAGAATATAAAACCAGAAATAAAAACAAGCGTCTACGCAGAATTAAAATTGGAAGAAACACAGAGTTATTCCAGAGCCTTAAAGAAGAGTTCATCAAAAAGTATAATGTGACAAAAATCAAAGGGGTGGCGTAAGCCACCCAGAAGGGAGAATCAAATGCCTAATGAATTAACCGTTCATGTCAGTCATATCGCTAAAGTCGAAAGGCTACATCAGAGGAAGTTGGATGCGTATGCTGATGCAAAAAAACGTACCCAGAAAAAAGTCAAACAGGCGTGGCTTAAAACAACAATGAAATTGTTGGAGATAGTGGACGACAAGATGGGTCAAGAGGTGTCCATATCAAAATTGGTAATCAGCTCCAAGTATCCAGAAAATGGGTCAATTACCATAACCGACTCCACTGATAAAAAGTGGCGCATATTCTGGGATGGTTCTAAGTTTACCGCAGAAGAACAAGTCTTGATTTGGAAAGAAGTAAAATAAAAATATATCCCAACACGCCAATTTTTGGTGTGTTGGGGTTATACTAGAATAGAAAATTCTATGGAGGATCAAATGCAAGATTTTCAACAATTCAAATCAGTCCAAAAAGATATGACTATTAAAGAGCATATTAATCATTATTTAAATTCAGCAAAAACACTAAATCGAAAAATGACCAGAGCAACCGCTAAAGAAATGGTCAATCGTGAAAGAGAGAGAATTGTGTGGCGTAACGATGTATATGAAGTGTTTCAATATTCTGGAAAGTTAGCTGATGAGATGGTTCATGTAGAAGAACTCAAGGGCAAATGCGATTGGCTTTCTATTAAGAGGCTAGATAAGAAACCGTGTTCTGATTGGGCTGATTTACAGAAGATAAAAAACGATATCTGTGGTAAGTCAAGAGAAGCAATACAATTATATCCATCCGAAGAAAGATTGGTTGATACAGCCAATCAATATCATCTGATTGTTCTCCCAGAAGAAGCGTTTGTTCCCTTTGGTTGGTTTGATGGTAGATTAGTTAATGATCAATCTTTTAATGATGAACATCTGCAATCAGAACAAAGGTTAAAGTACGCCTGATAAAATCTCCGTAATCTACAAATCAAAGTCCATATCAGGGGTACAAACATACACGGTGCTTTATCAAGTGCCGTGTATGGCGTTTAAAACGCCTTTATTTTATCAATTTAAATCTTATTACCTATAAATATGCAAATCGATTGTAATTTTATTCGATTACTGTTATTTATTATTAGGTGCTAGTTACAATCAGGAGAGGTGTATGCCGATTCCAAAACCATCAAGTGGCGAAGGGGAAGACGATTTCATGTCACGTTGTATGGACGATAGGACTATGCAAGCTGAGTATTCCCGAAACCAGAGGTTAGCGATTTGTCTCAGCAGTTTTCGTGGCGATAGCAAGGAGAGTGCGATGGATTTTAATCAAGAGCCAATGGAAGAATTTGAAGAAACTGAAGTTTTGGATATCAAAGCTGAATTAAAAGCATATCACGATGATGAAGATGATGAGCAAAAAGGAATGTTTTCTGGTTATGGCTCAATCTTCAATAATAAAGATTTAGGAAATGATGTAATGATGGAAGGTGCGTTTGCAAAGTCAATCGCATCTAAAGGCGCAAGAGGTGTCAAACTATTATATCAACATAAAGCGGATGAGCCTATCGGTGTATTCGATGAAATCATAGAAGATAGAAAAGGGCTGAAAGTAAAAGGTCGCCTTGCTATGGGTACACAAAAAGGCAAGGAAGTTTATGAATTAATGAAAATGGGCGCGATAGATGGTTTGTCTATCGGCTATAGAGTTTCTCCAAAAGGCGCACACTACGATGAAAAGGGCAAAAGACGTATGCTCAAGGAAGTAGACTTGATGGAGATTTCTGCTGTTACCTTTCCAATGAATCCTCGTGCAAGGATACAAGCGGTAAAAGGTGAAGGCAAATCGGTTCGTGAATGGGAAAGTTTCTTTCGGGATGAAGGCGGCTTATCCAGAAGTGAATCAAAAGTGGCGGCAAACGCTGTCCACAAGGCTTTAGATCAGCGAGAGGTTGACGATGAGCAAAAAGATGTAATCAATTCGATTGCTAATTTAACCAAAATCCTAAAAGGAGACTGATGATGTCAGAAGATGTCAAAAATGCAGTCGAGGGCATGGCAAAAGCATTTGAAGAGTTCAAATCAACCAATGACGCTCGATTAGCAGAAATCGAAAAAAAGGGTTCGTCAGACCCACTCGTTGAAGAGAAAATCAAAAATATTGAGGCTGACCTTGATAGATTTGAAGACATTAACCAGAAGCTAACTCTTGCACAACAAGAGTCCAAGCAAGTTCAAGACAAATTGACAGAGTTTGAAACACTACTCAAGCGTCCAGAGGCAGGGGTAGAAGCAAAGCAAGTTGATATGTCAATCAAGGCGTTTGATAAGTGGCTTCGCAAAGGCAAAGAGAACATGGAAGTGGATGAGGTAAAAGCCTTGACTGTATCTGATGATACACAGGCAGGTTTCCTTGCACCGCCAGAATATGTTCGCGAACTTATCAAGACTATAACTGAAATCTCACCAATGCGTTCTATTGCTCGTGTTCGTCAGACTTCACAAAAGTCAGTTCAGATGCCATCCAGAACAGCTACATTTACTGCACAATGGGTTGCAGAATCAGGCACACGCTCTGAGACAACAGGATATACAACTCAGTTGGAAGAAATCCCGACACATGAGCTATATGCCCTTGTTGATATTTCTGAGCAAGAGCTAGAAGATTCTGTATTCAATCTTGAGGCAGAAATGCAACAGGAGTTTGCAGATCAGTTTGCAAAGGCAGAAGGTCTTTCAATGGTATCTGGAAGCGCAGTTGGCAGACCAGAGGGTGTTTTAACAAACTCAAGTGTTGGCACAACTAATTCTGGTTCTGGTACAGCATTGACAGGCGATGGTCTTATTGACTTGGTACACGCTGTTAAGTCACCTTATGGTGCTAATGGTACTTTCATATTTAATCGCACAACCTTGGCGGCTATTCGCAAGCTAAAGGATACAGCAGGACAATATGTGTTCCAAGCAGGTATGATGCTAACAGCAGGAGTTCCAAATACTATTCTTGGATATCCTTATGTTGAAATGCCAGATATGCCAGATGTTGCAGGTTCAGCAAAGCCTGTTGCATTCGGTGACTTCAGTCGTGGATATATGGTCGTTGACCGTGTAGCTTTATCTGTATTGCGTGACCCATTTACACAAGCAACAAGCGGAAATGTTCGTTATGTTGCAAGACGTAGAGTAGGTGGTCAGGTTGTATTAGCTGAAGCACTCCGCACCCAAACAATTTCAGCTTAATAGGAGAGTGGCATGAAAGATTTATCTAACTCAATCTCAACCGCACTTTCTCACAAAGTTGCAGTAACAACAGCCGCATCAAATGGAACAGGTGTTGATCTTCAGTTCTATGAGGGCGCAACAGTTCTTGTGACAATTGGTGCAGAGGGTGATACCTTATCTAGTTCTGTTTTTTTTGAAATAGGGCTAGAACATTCAGATGACGATTCAACATACACAGATTGCGCTCAAGCAGATATTGTGGATGGAACAATCGCATCAGGTGGAGTGTTCTTGAAAATCGATGGTACAGGAACAGCAGGAACAGGTGGTAATCCTGATTCAACAGGTGCAACCTATCGTGTAGGTTACATTGGTGGAAAAAGGTATATCCGAACCACTATCGCCAAGACAGGTACACACTCAACAGGAACACCGCTAGGTACAACTGTTATTAAGAGTCATGCTCGTCATACAGGCGATAATGCTTTTGATGCACATAACGCATAAAGATAAAGGGGGCAGGGGAAACCTTGCCCTTTTCTTTTAGGAGATTATCATGGCAATAAAAATGTTAGTTTCAACTCTTGGTGCATCAAATGAATATGGGTCAGAAACTCGTATGTATGAAGCAGGAGAAGAAATAATTATAGATAAGCCTTGGAAACAGGCTTTAGTAGCTAATTTCATAGCCGCAGGGGTGGCTCAAGAGACAAAAGTGGTAAAACCTACCGAAACCAAATCAAAAGGGCGTAAAAGGGCTAGAAACGAAGATGGCACTTTAAAGGGGGATGACCCAAGTACACCAGATGTAAATGAGGCTTGGGAACAAGAATGACAGCAGGGAATTATTATCTCACAGTGGAGCAGGGGGCAACTCTCTCCCTTGTAATAACCTATAAGGATTCAAGTGGCACAGCCATCAATCTGACAGGTTATACAGCTCGTATGCAATTAAGAGATGAGATAGAAAGTTCCTCAACAGTTTTAGAACTCACAACTGAGAATTCCAGAATAACATTAGGCGGTTCAGCAGGAACAGTCACACTAAGCGTATCAGCTACAGATACAGCAAATCTTACGGCAGGGGATGGGGTGTATGATTTAGAACTGATATCATCTGGTGGGGTTGTAACAAGATTAATTGAAGGTAGTTATTCTATCGTGAGAGAGGTTACACGATGAATGATGTTATACTTACAGGCACATCAAATAGTATTGCAGTAGAGGCAGGTAATACTGTTGAGATTGCTCAAACACTTAATTCTGTAACCATAGCAGATTCTACAAGTGTAACGGTTCAAGAGACATCCAACACTGTTTCTATACCTAATGTATCTATGAATGTTGAAATAATATCAACTAATATTGATGTTGTTTCTGTAGGAGTGCAAGGACCACAAGGAATACAAGGACCAACAGGAACGGCTCAAATCGGTGGAAAAGATTTGCCAACTTCAACTCCGTCTGATGGTGATATGATAAAATTTAGTTCAGCAAGCGATGAATTTGTTTATTCACAAGAAATAGATGCAGGAACATTCTAATGGCAAACACAATTAAAATAAAAAGAAACACCACAGATTCAGATGCCCCAACAACTTCTAATATCGCACAAGGTGAAATCGCTTTTACAGAAGCTACCCAGATATTATTTTATAGAGATGCTTCAGACAATATTAGGAAAATAGGTGGAGAAGGGGCATTCCTTAGAAGCGACACAAATGATACATTCAATGGCAATCTAACAATAACAGGAAACCTTGATGTTCAAGGCACAACTACAACTATTGATTCCACAACAGTCAGCATTACAGACCCATTTATCAAATTAGCAAAAGATAACACAGGCAATAGTGTTGATATAGGTTTTTATGGCAAATATGTAGAGTCAGCAACGACCAAGTTTGCAGGAATCGCTAGAGATGCAGATGACTCAGGCAAGTTTGTTTTGTTTGATGGTTTGCAAGCAGAGCCAACTACTACCGTCAATACAAGTGGAACAGGTTTTAATAAACAAACACTTAAAGCCAATATAGAGGGTAATTTAGCAGGTTCTCCAACGATTACAGCCGCTACAATAGCCACTAGTCTTGATATGAATGGTAATGAATTAATTCTTGATGCAGACGCTGATACGTCTATTACAGCGGATACAGATGATCAGATAGATATAAAAATTGGCGGTTCTGATGAGTTGAA